CAAGCTGTTCTATGTATCTCTTTTCTTCATCTCGGAATTTCATCAGAACACCTTCTTGTTTCTTATTATCGCTTGCTCTGTTTCTGCGGACATGCTATCGCAGACGAACGTATGTCCGTAGGTCCTGCATTGCCCGCGGACGATGTCCGATACCCTCCATGTGCCGTTCTTGTATGTGAGTGTGAAGTGCGTGCTTTCCGGTACGTAGTTGTAAGCACGAGGAAAATCCTGCGCATTCATATCCACGCTGTATACAAGACCTTCCAGGTATTTCTTCGGTATGTTGAGTGCGTTCTCTATCCTTCTTGCTGCGGTCAGGATGTCGTCCAGGTCTATCGTCCTGGCGGTTGCCCTTCCCTGGGCATCATCCATCATCTGTAATATCTTGCTTTTGTTTTCCTGTTTGATAATGACTGCTGTTGTTGCCATTTGATTTTCGCCTAGATATCATATCTACTATGTAGTATATAATATATTCTACATGCTATAAGTCCGTAAAAGATGCTGTTGTGCCTTGCACCCCATCCCTTGCCATGAAAGGCACAACATACATGATATTGTTCTGATTCTACATAATACATTTGTTTCGGAAATTCTCATTTCTTTTTTATGAAAAGGGTCAAAAATAATGAGAAAGGGTCAATCGAAAAATCATCAATATATAAATCTTTTCTTTTTCTTTATATATACTTCTATATTCTTTCTTATTTCTAATTTTAAATTGAATAAAAATATCATACGTGTATGTATATACATATATATTCGCGCGCATATGCGCACATACGCATGTACGCATGTGAGAAGCCGAAAATAAAATCGGAAATCGGAAATCGGAAATGATGTCAAAAACTATATGTGTATGTACACCATGACGTATACTATGGACGAATACGATGCAGCTATTTTAAATCTTATCAGAGAAATGGAAAACAACGGAGAGGAGATATACATTTCGAGACTTATCAATGACAAACGTCTCGACATGGCCCCCCCGACAGCATATCGTCACATCATCGGGTTACTGTCTGCCGGAACGATACGCAGCGACAGGATAAGATCGAGCAGGCGCATCTATATCGGAAGCATTCTCAAACGAGAGGTGAAAGGATGAAAAGAAAAAATGCGGTCACCGAGATATTGGATGAGCTCACGATATTTTACATACAGGACATAACAGGGATCATTGTTGCGTGTGTAGATGGCATGTTCATTGCATTTGTTCACAGCAGCACGGATAAGGGCATAGGCGACGAAATAAGACGACAGGGTGGTATAGTCGTCGATTGGCAGGAGCCTGTCCTTGAAGAGGACGTTAGGCGCGTTATAACGGATGTTCAGAAAAGGTGGTTGGTTTGACGGATGGTCGAAAGAACCTGATTCCGATGACCGCATTAACTGAAACGGAACAGAGGGCACTTCAAAAAAAAGGAGGAAAGAAATCTGTAGAAAGCAGGAGAAGTCGTAAAGAAATGCGGACATTCGTAGAAGCAATGACTTCTGCTGATGCTTCCAAGCTCGTACCTGCGAAAATCGTAGATTTCTGTGCAAGTCAGAACGTATTATGTACAGTAGAGAATGCGATGCACGCGGCCATGTGTATTAAGGCCGTTGCTAAAGGTGATCCCATGGCGTATAATGCCGCACTTAATCGTTTACTCGGTACACCTGCTCAAAAAGTAACATTGGACGGAAATTTTACGAATATCGTAGACCCTGCCAAGCTCAAAAAATACCGTCAGGAACTTGAAAAAGATGAGGACATCGGAACTCAATGATCAAGAGTTGGAGATACTCTATCTAACATATCATCCCGTAGAATGGGCGGAGTTGCTCATAGAACCAACCTCGGAAATAAAGTTGGATGCCTGGCAGAGAGACCTGCTGAACGATAAGTCGAGACGCATACTGTTGAACTGTCACCGACAATCGGGAAAGTCTACATTGGTCGCTATAAAGGCATTGCATAGAGCATTGTTCTGGGATGACCAATTGATAATATTGGTGTCCCCGGTACTTGAACAATCATCTGAACTCTTGCTCAAGATCAAGAAATATATTCAAAACATCCCACAATATAAAGATAGGGTGAATGTGAATAATCAACTATCGTTATCTTTTGATAACGGTTCCCGTATCAAGACGCTTCCGGCAAGCAATTGGAATATTCGAGGTTCGACTGCCAATTTGATAATCGTGGATGAAGCCGCCGGAATACCTGATGAGATATTCGGGGTGTTGACCCCCATGCTACTAACTACCAAGGGTCAGATGATCGTATTATCGACACCCAGGGGCAAGCATGGTAAATTCTACGAATATTATGCAGATGACCACTGGAAGCATTATGAGGTCAGAGTATCGGACAATCCGCGTATGCAGACGGACGATATGAAATCCTTTCTTGAATCGGAATTACGACAGAATGGATCGAGAATGTATGGACAGGAATATGAATGCGAGTTCCTTGGAAATCTGGATGCAGGTAGGGTAAGACGCAGTTGGTGGCGTTATTACGATATCAACGACCTGACCAATATGATGCGTCAGTCGATCGACATATACATATCATGGGATACGGCCAGCAAGGATAGGGAGATAAATGACTATACGGTGGGTTCCGTATGGCTGAAAATGCAGGATAATCATTACCTTATAGACATGTTCTGTGCAAAGGTGTTATTCCCAGAGCTTGTACGAGAAGTTGAGAATCTTAACGATAGATACAATCCGACAATGAATATCATCGAGGACAAAGCATCAGGTATCGCCCTCATACAGCAATTGCGCGAAAAACATCCGAACATGAACATCCGTCCATACAATCCCGGCAAGATGGACAAGTCTCAACGTGTCGATATAGCGACACCGGCGATAGAGGCAGGACATGTGTTTCTGCCTGCACAATCGATGAACGGTGTGCTGATACCTACGGCGATAGCCCGCGATGTCATAGAGAATCTGGCAGAATTTCCGTTAGGCGAACATGATGATATAACGGATTCTGTTGCCATGTATCTGAATTATCATCGGACGAGATATGAACTTTACTTATGCTGATTTTATTTAAATAGTGTTATGTCGATGTGGTCATATGGGTCTGTTCCATCGCAATAAAAAGGGATTAGGAGACTTTTCTGCATCATTCACCAATGTAGGCGGTGTCAATGCGATAGGACGTTCATATTCGCAGCAGACCAAAGAAGGATATGACATCAACCCATATGTGTACAGGTGCGTACATGCACGTGCGGCTCCATGCGCAAGTATCGATTTCGTACTTTACGATAAGAACGATGAGATAATGGATGACCGTAATCATAAACTCTACAAGCTCCTGGACAGGCCGAACCCAAGGATGTCCGGGCGTGATTTCAAATACGAATTGCAAGCACAGCTTGGCATAAACGGCAATGCATTCGTCTATCCTATAAAGACGGTTCTGGGAGTAAGTGAATTATGGTCTATATCTCCAGATCGTGTTAATTATCTCCCATCCAACAATATCTTCGATCCAGTGCAATATTGGCAGGTCAACGTAGGTAACGGTGTGATAACCATCATGCCGGAGGATATGATACATCTGAAAACCTTCTCCACCGAATATGATGGCGTTCTTGGTGTTTCTCCCATGCAGGCTGCCGGACTTTCGATAGCTCAACAGAATGCGGCACGTGAATGGAATACAAGCGTGCTTAAAAACGGAGCCAAGAACGGTATGCAGATAGACATTCCTGGAGAGATGACCTCGGAAGGATTGGACAGATTCAAAGAAAAATTCAGAAGCGAATATGTTGGTCCACAAAATTCAGGTAAAACCATGTTCTTCACAAATGGAACAAAAGCGGAAGCAATGGGCTTTACCGCCGTCGAAATGGATTATGCTAACGGCATTACCGTCTCTGCCAAAGAGATAGCGATAGCATATCAGGTTCCGCCTGAAAAAGTAGGCGATTCCGCCAATAAGACCTATTCCAATATGCAGGAAGCTAATAAGGAGTTTGCTTCAAACACATTGGTATCACTGATGGATCAGATGTGCGATGTCCTGACGCTCGGATTGGTCAGGTATTATCCTGATGTGGGACGCATAGGTTACGACCCTGAGCAGATAAGTGACTTGCTTGGAGATAAAGCAACGATGCTCACGGCATATAATGGATGCAGCTTCCTGACGCTAAACGAAAAACGCGAAGCTCTTGGGTATCGTCCTGTGGATGCGAGCGGGGATGTCATCATGGTTCCAATGGGTAACATACCTTTAAATGAAGCAGTTCAGCCTGCCATACCAATCGAACCGCCAGAGGATGATACAGGTGTATGAGTTATCGTCTGTCAAGATTCTGACTGAAAGAAAATCGACAAAAGCACAGGATGCGGTTGCATCGCGCACCATCGAAGCTCTGCGCAACAAATATGAACGTTCTTTGAATTACAACTTTAAACGTGTTTTCAAGAAAATCGGTCAGAATCTTTCGGTATTGAGCATAGATGCAGATGATACAGATGTCTGGAAGGCGATACATGCAGAGGATGCATGGCAATACAACATTCTCGATACAGTATATACTTCGATGTCAGATGATGTCTGGCCATTGATCGCCGATAACACTTTGCTTAAATCGATGCAATTCAAAAAAGAACCTCCGATCTATAAGCTCAATGTTAGGGAATGGATTCGTAAGAATGCGGGTCAGCATATCAAATACATTGACAGCGCTACTTTGTCGGACATACGTATGACAATGGAAACCTCAGGAACGACTGCTGAATTCAGATCGGGCATAGAACAATATTTTACATTATCGACACCGAATCGCGCATATACGATTGCACGTACAGAAAGTGCGGCGGCATCGGAAGTTTCAGGCAATATTTCGGCGAAAACCTACGATACCGGCAGAGAAAAGGTAAAGCGATGGAAAACGATAGGCGACCCGGAAGTACGCGACCAGCATCAGATGATGAACAACGTCGTCGTGGGATTCGATGAACTGTTTAAAGTGCCTTCTAAATACGGATTCGATCTGTTGGAATATCCTCTGGATTCGTCTCATGGAGCAACAGCAGGCAATATTGTCAACTGTCGATGCCATACTGCATATGAGTACAAAAAATAAACATTATTTAAATATCCTATAATGGATAATGTTGTATGACCAAATCGACAAACAGCTTTTTAAATATGGAGGTCAAAGCCATAGGTGATACCGAAGGCGGATTCACAGGTACGTTGTCCACATATTCTAATATCGATGAGGTCGGGGACATATGCGTAGAGGGCTGTTTCGAGCAGTCGCTTAAAAATCGAGGTCAAAAGAGAACGCTTCTTTGGCAGCACAATGATTTTGAGCCGATTGGAAATTTTAACGTTGTTGACAGTAAGAATGACCTTAAGATAGAAGGTTCGTTCAACATGGATACTAGGCGCGGAAGGGAAGGATACAGCCTCCTCAAACGCGGTGACATAAACGGTCTGTCAATCGGTTATCTGGTCAATGACTATTCGTACAATTCGGACGGCATACGTCTCCTGAAAGCAGTCGATCTATTGGAGGGATCATTGGTGACATTTCCGGCGAATACGCGGGCAACCGCACAGGCAAAGGCACTCTCTAAACGCAAGACGGGCATCGTAAAGAAGCTTCTTGCGGTCAAAGGGATAAAACAGATGGATGAAGCAGAACGAAATGGCATTGTCGAAGAACTGTACAACCTGGTTGTCAGTCTAATAGATGATGGTTCGGAAACCAATCCTGATGAAGAAGGTTCTAAAGAGGATACGGAATTGGATCCTGAAGAGAATCCCGATGATGAATCAAAGCTGTGTGGAACCGATGAGGACCTGGAAAAGATAAAAAGCGCGATTTTGGAAAAAACAAAAGAACTGAAACAAATGCGAGGGATAATATGACCGATGTGAAAAAAGAGATAGATGAGCTCCTTGGGGGCTATAATGCCGAAATCAAGGCAATGGCCGATGAAATCAAAGGTAACATCGGTGGATATGCCGAGACCAAAGCAGCGATAGAAGAATTCAAGAAACAGAACAAAGACCTGCTAGAAGCAGTTGCAGAAATGCAGACGAAGATGGCAAAGGGCATAACAGTTGGTAATACCAACATCTACGACAGGCCCGAAGTCAAAGGCATGGGCAACTGGATGAAGCAGAATGCAGAAGGCAAGGCAATGACCGTGAATTACGGTCCCAGTGGCGGATACGTCGTTCCTCCTGTACTTGTAGCCCAGGTTCAGATGCAGCTGAGGGATATGGACCCGATAAGACAGTACGCGAACATCATTTCAATTACGGGAAGTCTTGCCGAAGTGCCGTATGAGGATACCGATGCAGATGCCGAATGGGTCGGAGAGATAGAAACGAGGAACAACACGACTGCTCCCGGTCTCGGTTTGAACAACATCCCTGTGAATACCTTGCAGGCCACGATACCTGTTTCAAGGAATCTGCTTGCAGATGGTGTGATCAATGTCGAGCAGTATGTCATAGATCGTGTGATGAACAAGTTCGGCAGAAAAGAAGGTGCCGCATTCGTTACCGGTGCAGGTGTAAAAACACCGCAGGGGATATTCACATCGAGTAAACTCACCACGATGAACGGGGGGTCTACGAGCGCGATAACATGTGACAACCTCATTGACCTTAAAGCTAACCTCCCGTCAGCCATAGATGCGGATGCGGTCTACATCATGAACAAGAAAACAGCAGCCTATCTCAGAAAGCTCAAGGACACATATGGACAGTATCTCTGGCAGCCTGCAATGTCCGCAGGAATGCCTCCGACATTCGATGGGCAGCCCGTAGTGATCGCTCCGAGCGCACCTGTCATGGCAAGTGCGGCGATACCGATAGTCTATGGTAGACTTAAGGACTACACCATCGTCGATAGGATGGATATCGACATGATAAGGGATGAGACGACCGCGAAAAAGACCAACCAGATTGAGTTCACCTTCAACAAGCGCGTAGGTGGCGGAATCACACAGAGTACGTCATTCTATGGCCTAAAGATGAGTACATCATAAAGGAGTTGAAAAAAATGATATACGAGGAAGTAACTCAAAAAGGTGTTGGAATCTCGATTGCACCGGCAGTCATCAAGGTGGATACCACAGGTTCGGCATTCGATCTCGGAGAGTATGCAAGTGCTATCATCGTCATCACTGCCGCCGCATATGTCGATACAACATTCACATTCTCCCTTACAGAGTGTGACACTGCGGCAGGCGAATATACGGCCGTGGCATCTACGGATATCGTGGGTACACCGATAAGTGTCGCAACAGACAGTGCGGCTGCACAGGTTGGCATCATCGGATATATCGGAAACAAGCGGTATATCAAAGTGGTGGCGACCAAGGGCGGAACCGCATCAACGGGCAGTGTCATCGGTGCGAACATCATCGGCGGATTCAAGAGATACAGTACCGCATAAACATGCAGGGGAAACCCTGCTTTTTCTTTTATAATTATTTAAATATCCATTTGTTGATATTCCAATATGGGCAGTGTCATCTATGACCATTATACAATTGAAGATGCAAACCAGAGCATCATAGAACCGATAACCGAGAACATGGTCAAGAATGATCTGAAAGTCGAAGAATCATATGATGCCAACACAGCAGTCATAGGTACTTATATAACGACCGCCCGTAACATGATCGAGAATCATCTTAATTGTGTCGTTGTTTCCAGGATTTTTACGACAATACAGACAGGATATATACAAAGAGTTCAGCTTAAGACACCCATTGTATCAATATCATCTGTCATAGTTACTGATGATTCGGATAATGTTATTACATTGTCATCGGATGAATATCTTCTGTCCCGTTTAACGGGCATATTGGTCTTGGATGTCGATTATCAGACAAAAAGGATTGAAGTGGAGTATAGGGCAGGGATGGACGATATACCTTCTGCGATACAGCAAGGATGTCTGCGCGTTGTCAGAGACCTATATTCGGGCATACAAGTCGATATATCGACAGTGAAAGAACTGGAAATCTACAGGAGTTTACCGATATGACATCTTATAGAGTATCGATAGATGACCTGTCCGACTTTTCGCAGGCCATGGATTTGCTTCGGTCGGAATGGCCATCGATACGGGAACGTGCATTGGGAGAAGCTTTGCAGATGTCGATAGAAGGCGAAATAAAAAGCAGAACCCCGCGATCTAAGAAAGGTCTGCCGAAATACAAATATTACGCCAATGCAGGATTGGGAAATCTTAGAAACGACTATCGTTTGCAAGAGGTCTCTAATGGGGGGTCAAGATGTGAATTCATGGTCGGCTATCCGAATGTCGAGTATGCCATGGCTGTACACGAAATGAAAGACCCTACTGCAAGCGGAAAGGCCGTTCAATGGTCTGCACCCGGGACAGGTAACAAATTCCTCGAAAAACCGATATATGACAGTAAGGATGAGATACCTGCGAATATCTGTGACAATATAGATTTCATGTTGAAGTCCGTGGGGGTGTTCTGATGGGATATGATATCGAGACCGATGTCCTCAAGTATCTGGAAACACAAGGGATTGGAACATTCGGGAGAACTCTGATACGTGACGTGACATCGGAGATAAGGCAATCCAAGACATCATGGGTAACATTGAAAGGTGTATCATCATCGTTGACACCGGAACCTTTATCGGATACGGATTTCTCTCAATTCAATGTAGAGGTCTGTGGAGGTTCTTCGGAATCGGGTACGACACGAGGGGGTCAACTTGCTTTTTCAGTTTATAAGGCATTGAGTTTGGTTCTAGATCATACGGAAGATGATACCGATTATCTTTGTATCGAGAATCTCGGTTCTCCTTTTCCTTCGATCCAGAACGGTCTGACCATATATACATGGCAGATTAAAGTAACACGATATTATGGGGGAATGACATGAGTGTACGCACCAAGGGAAGTCTCAATGGCTTCACAATCAGACCTGAAACGACATATGGAACATTTGCAACGGGGGGAACATCGAAATATGCTGGCACGCTTGTCTCTCTCGATCCGGGGGACAATCTTAACCCAGAACAAGACCCAAGCGAAGATTCTCTTATCTTTTCGGATGTGGTCTTTCTCGACAGGGAATTTGGGTTCACAGCCAAATTCAGGCATCCCAAGAGCAGTACGTGGTATGATTGGATTACGTATGCCGTAGGTGCATTGACGGGTGTGCAGAAAACATTGCCGTCTTTCAGTGCGCGTGTGAGTGTGGGCGATGACGAGAATCTCTGCTATGTCGGATGCAAGGTCAATCAGCTTACAATCTCTGCCGATTCTGTGGGCGGTTTGCTGAATTTCAGTGCAGACATATATGCACGTTATCTTTGCGCTCCGTCTGCGACAAGTGCATTCGTCAACGTGGATACGACAGCAATAACCTTTACACCGCTATCCAAACCTGCTTATGCCCCTATCACGAATAACGGTTACATCTACGTATCGACTGATGGCGGAACGTCTTGGACATCTGTAAGAAACAAAGGATTTACGATAGATTTAGGAACATCCTTACAACGTGAAGCGGAGCTTGTGAACAGCGTTCCGTTGTCTGCCGGACTTGATTCGATACCACAGACTTTTGACGGTACTGTGACGTTTAACAGGGCACAGACAGACAGAACATGGGATGAGCTTAAACTTGCAGGTACTAAAGACTTGCAATTCAGGATCGTCATAGATGGTGCTACTGTGCTTATGACAGGGTGCTATCTGTCAGGCGATGACCTGCCGTCAAGACAACAATCGACATATGATGAAAGCATCACGGCAACGATAAGAGATATCACAGTCACGGTGGGATGATGGTTGTATACAAGTATCTTGATGACGGCGATAAACAGACCAAAGCGACAGATGGAGTTCTGCCGGTATTGGAGTTGTTACGTCAGCACAGGGTACGATATGTGATGTCTACCGAAAAGGGCAACATTGTCCTGAAACATCAGCCATTGAGGACTAAACGCATCATTGATGGAATCATAAGAGCGATATATCCTGATTTTCATACATATGTGCAGGAATTGCATGACCTGACAGACGGAATCGAAGAAGAGGAATTACTGAAACCTGAAATATCGGGACGTATCGTAGAGCTGACATCCAAGTTGAGGTTGATGTCGCAGGTATATGCGCTCGGAGTGATAGAGCGTCCGCAACTAAATGATATGGATGATTTTAACGACCTCTATGAACAATTGACCGAAGATGAACGCGACAAATTGGATATGCTCATACAGGAATTGACCAACGTGTGTGACCCGTCTATAATCGATGATACTTCATTGGTAATCGCCAACAGATATGGCATCCAGGTCATCGACAAGGAAATGCTTGAGCAGATAACAATATCACAGGCTGACTATCTGATACGCCAAATAAATGCTGAGAATGAAATGATGTCTAACCTCATGGGCGAGAAGGTGGTAAAATGAGCGATGCTCTGAGTACTGCCAAATCGGGATTGACGAGTTCCAGTTCCAGTGTCTCAGGAATATCTTCGGGACTTAAGACACTCGACATCATCGGAGAAGATACAGTAGCTAAACTCAGTAAGGCTGTCGGTGCCATGCAACTATTCACTGGTGCTTTATCAATGATAGCACTTGCCAATACACGTATGGAAGCACAAAATACCAAGGCAGCGGCAGAAGCGGCTGCGTTAACCGCATCGGTCTCTGTAACAGGCATAGGGCTGACGAATGTAGCGATTGCAGCATCAGCAGCCGCAGTGGCATCAGTGGCCATGTATTCGATCGTATCAACAATAAAGATAAAAGCAGATACCAACAACAGTGCAGATAGAGGGCGCATCAGTGCAATGGTGGGGGGCATTCTCAATGGCTAATGAGTTGGATCGTACTATCACTTATTCTTTCATTCTGACTGACGAAGCAGTGGATACTGCACAGAACATTGGGGATGCTTCTAAGACTGCCGATGCAGATGTTCAAAAGGTCATCGCATCCGAGAAATCACTTGCATCAAGTACAGAAGTTGCAAATGCTAAATTGAATACTCAGAAAGTGAATCTGGCATCACAGATCGCTATCATAATGGGTGTCAAGGAAGCGACATCATCGGCAATAACGGGAGTTATATCGTTAGGTCTGGTCTCTGATGATACAGCGGTGAAGTTGCAAAAGGTCAATGCTGCATTTCAAATCATGGGCGGTCTGGCAACAGGCGTAAGGGCGATGCAACTGGCTATGACATCGCTTAATCTTGCTACTTTGAAAAATGCAGTACTCAATACCTATAATTCGGTCGTATCCAATCCCGGAAAGATAGCACTTTTAGGTCTGGCCATAGGTGCAGGAGCAGGAGCGGCAATAGCTTTAGGTGCCACCTATAATAATTCAACCAGTACATCAACAGAGATAGTTGTTGAAGGAAGTACATCGACCGGAACAAACAAGACCGTTCAGGATTTATATATGATAAGTACGGCTGGTGATGTACTATGACAATCACGGTAACCATGTCGGGTCTTGATCTATCAGACATTACATGGATTAAAGAAACAAGGTGGCAGAAGGACGTTCTTTATACGTATCATTCGATTCCAGGGGCGGTGCATGGACGCTATTATCAGCAAGGTAATGATTCCGCGCATGCTACACTTTATGGAAGATGCCTTAAGACGACCGCCAATCATACTTTACTGGAGAGCATGGAATCAAGTATGACATATTGCACTGTCGTAAGTACTATATCAGGAACGCATAATGCTTATATCACTGGAATATCCGAATCAGGAAACAATTCCGCATGGTATTATTTCACGGTATCTTTGATGGAGGCAGTATAATGGTAGCCGCTTCTCTGCTCATCGATGGAATATCTTATACCGGATACGTAACTTCATTGCAAGTGCATGGTTCGGAGAACAACGGCATGGATGCATCCATCACGTTATCTAGGACGAATGGAACGATATCCTACGGGCTTGGATCTAAAGTATTCATTTCTTTTTCGGGGCGCAATATATACATGTACATAACAACGGTGGATCCTGGCGATAATACGGTAAGCATCACGGCATGCGATATAGTGACGTTGTTAGGCAAACTCGGAACTACGCTTTATCGCAATTATTACGGCGGATATACCTCTGGAGAATTGAGAAGCGGAGGCTACGATCCAGCTTATGGGGATAACGGTAATGTCTACATTGATGTGCCGTCCGATGCTGTGATGGCATCTGGAAGCGTGGAATATGCTGTCAATCAAAGTCTTGATTATACCGCCAATTCGAGTATTCAGATACTCCTGGAAGGCGATGTGCTGGAAACCAAATTCGCATCTTCGGTTTTGGATTGGGCGAGGTCAGTATCATTTACGATACGTAACCCAAACAACGGTGCGTATTCTGGATATTGCGAGCTTCTTGTCAACGGGTCTGTTGTAGCAACATCTGATTTCAGCGTTGGGTCTATAGGTGGAGATGTCATCGTAACATTATCTCTGCTAACGCCTATAGCATGTACTATCGCAGGCGATGTTAAGGTCAGGATACATCTGACATCTAAATCATCCGTAGCATCTGTTCGAGTGAAGATATCATCTACTACCGGAACAGACGATTATACATCAGTCAACGGTACAATTACATATGCGACACATGCGATAGAAGCAACACTGCAAGGTAACATATACTATGTGACCACCGGTACGCAAGTCGGCGCTAACTATTATATCGTGTCTGCCACAGGTCTTGATGTGACCGATCCAGCAGAAGCTATTCCTGCATTCAATGGCAGGGGACGTATAGCATATACATCAGGTACGATATCAGTCTACACTGTCATTCAAGAGCTATTATTGGCATACGGTATCTCCCTCACGGGTTCGGCAGAAGGCGAAATTACAGAATTCCGCGCAGTCGGAGGTTATCTATTAGACCACTTGAAGATTCTGTCAGACCAGGCGACATCGCCATTGACATTCGGCTCTACTGGTTATCTATCCGTTAATGTTGCGCCAAGACCAGCTAAGGGTGGATTGTCGATATATTATGGAGGAGATAATTCTGGTGCACAATACATTTTGAAAGAGTTTTCCCCGTCTAAATCCATAAAGAACAAGTCTGCGACTGTGCTTGTCAAAAGTACAAAATCAACG